TGGACGACCTTGTGGTCGGAACCGGCTCAGGCAACAGAGGAATAGCTATTTATTCTGGCGCTACATCCACCGGAAACATCTTATTCCACGATGCTGCTAATACAAGCATTAGCGGAATGATCCGATATGACCATAGCAATGATGCTATGTCGCTCTATACGGGTGGCGCAACGGAGCGGATGCGCCTCGATGGCTCAGGGCGCTTGGGAATTGGCACTATTAGTCCTCAAGTTTCTTTGCAAGTTGGCAATGCAAGCGGTACTCAGGACATAGTTCTCCATGGTGGTAACAACAGCAACGCACGCCTTCGTTTTAGGGAAGGAGGTACGGTTTCTTCTGGATTTAACGAGTATTCCTTTGGCATGGCAGGTGCCGCCAATGCCATGACTTGGGAAGCGCAAGGATTAGGAGAACTCGGACGTTGGGACAGCTTGGGTCGCCTCGGGATCGAACAATCAAGCCCCAGCAGTTTTAGCACTGCAGCAAATAATTTAGTTATTGGCAATGGGGCTGGTCAAAAAGGTTTGACCATTTTTAGCGCCACCAATAATAACGGAAACATATTCTTTGCGGACGGCACAGCAGGAAATGACACTTTCCGCGGGTATGTCCAATACAGTCATAACAATAACGAATTCAGATTTGGAACTAATGCTGTTGAACGTTTCCGCATCGGTTCGTCCGGTCAACTTGGCATTGCCGGTGCAAACTACGGCACTAGCGGTCAGGTACTGACTAGCCAAGGTTCTGGCAGTGCTCCGCAGTGGGCGACTCCGGCAGCTGGCGGTAAGGTTTTGCAAGTAACTAGCGGAACTAAAACTTCTAGGACCTACTGGAACACAAGCACCCAATGGCTTGATTCGGGGTTGTCGGCAACTATTACACCTTCGAGCACTGCCCATAAAGTTTTGGTTCACTTCAGTATTTCGATCGGTGCGTCTGGTGGTGCTGAAGGACGAGCCAGGCTACTGCGAGGATCTACGCCAATCATGGTTGGTGACAACAGCGGTAATAACGATACCGAAGCAACCGGATTCTTTGACGCCCAGAACAGCAGCCAAGACGGGGTTACAATCGCGGGAAGTTTCTTAGATTCGCCGTCTACAACTTCAGCAACGACGTACAAAATGCAGATCTACAGCATGAGCGGCAACCAATTTACTGTTGGCGGATCCGTTGCCGCTAATAACAACATTAATAACAGCCGAACGGCTTGCTCTATCGTTCTTATGGAGATTGACAACTAATGGACATTGCAGTCGTTCTACTTGACATGTGCCCCGACGCAAACTGGCGTGTCGAAGGGGATACTTATGAAGGCATTGTCTGGGAATCAGACGATGTGACGAAGCCAACAAAAGCTGCTGTCTTAGCTCGAATGGCTGAGATGGACGCCGCACTCCCGATGGCGCGATTGCGTCAACAAAGAAACAAGCTCCTGACAGCTACAGACTGGTGGGGAGTTTCTGATCGGACGATGACCGATGAAGAACGCACCTACCGCCAAGCACTCCGCGACCTTCCGGCAAACACTGCCGACCCCGCAAACCCTGTATGGCCGGAAAAACCGGCTAGCTAATAACCTGCAGGTCTACTAACCTCAACGCGAACTGGCTATTTCAATGCCTGAAGCTACCCCTACCACCACCTTCACCTGGGGCGTCAACCAGATGGAGCGCCGTCTGTCTGACCATTGCGTCTATACCGTGCATTACACGGTGACTGCTGTTAGCAGCGCAGTGGACGACGAGGGCAACAACATCACCCAAGGCGCTTACGGCAGCGTGGGTCTTGAAGAGCCCGAAGGCGACATGATTCCCTTCGCTGATTTGACCCAAGATGTTGTGGTCGGCTGGGTGCAAGACAAGCTTGGCGGCGCTGAAAAGGTTGCTGAGATTGAAGCTCAGCTGCAAACAGCGCTGAACGAAAAGCTGGCACCAACTAAGTCAACCGGCTTGCCCTGGTAATGGCTGTCAAGTCAAAAACGGCACTGGGGCGGATTGACCACCGCCCTGGAAAGCCTAAGAAAACCCGTCAAGGTGCGGGTCAACACTCAAAGCCCAAAGGCGACCGTAAGGTGTACAGAGGGCAGGGCAGGTAAGTGGATCAGCACACCCGCGACAACTGGCGCAAGGTAAAAGAGGCGCTAGAGAAAGCGGGGAAGACTGATAACCACTTCTATGTCCGTGCTGTAATCATTTCTAAAGGCGGGAGAGATCCGTTCGATAGCGGTCCAATGTCTCATTCACCAGAAAGCTACTAAGCTGCTTTTGCGTGGGTGCGCAGCAGAACCCCTTCCGCGCCAACCGGGAGGGGTTTTGTCTTGGGAAGCCACTCTTCTGACTGTCCCCCTAAATCAATCGGTAGGATTCCGAGACGGTTATTTAATCCCATGATCAAAACCGCATCTGCCGCCATCGCTTTTGTCGCTCTGGCTGCACCTGCCATGGCTGGTCCTTACATCAACGTTGAGAACAATGCTGGCTGGGCTGGCAGCAGCTTTTCTGGCTCTGCCACTGACCTCCACCTGGGTTATGAGAGCGGCAACGACGTTGCCAGCTTCTACCTCCAAGGTGGTCCTACCTACGTCCAGCCCAATGGCGTTGACGGCGAAACCATCCTCACCGGCAAACTGGGTGGCTCGGTGAAAGCTACCGACAAGCTGAGCGTCTACGGCGAGCTGTCTGCTGCTTTCGATGACGTCAATGGCTACGGCAGCAAGGTGGGTGCCAAGTATTCCTTTTGACGGCATACTGACTGCATCACACCAACACCAGGACCCGCTTCGGCGGGTCTTTTTTTGCTCTTCATACCGCGAGTGCTGGTGGCTGCGCTGGTATCACCAACTAGTGATTAGCCATCGCTACCTGTTCAGCTTCGTGCGGGTAGTTGTTGTCCCGTGCATTGTGCGCCCGGAGAATTGGGGGCATTGCCGAAACGTTCACCGCTGGCTTTTGCCTGCTGTGCAGGATTTGCTCGACTTCTATACAGTCGAGGCGTACAGCAAAGAGCAGGAGCTACTGCGTGCAAAAGATCATTAACGGGCTGGCAGTAACTGCTTTCCTGCTGTCCGGTTCGATGACCGCTGCGCTTGTTATCTCGTTCTTCCAGATGGAAGCGCTGCAGCGTGCTGCTGTGAAGCGCATCAGCGGTCAGATCACTGGCGCCGTAGAAGCGGAGCTGACTGGCAAGCTCGACGGCAAGCTCGACGGCGTGGTCAAGCAGATACCTACGCAGACTGGACCTGCCATCCCCTTCGCCAAGCCATGACACCTGAACGCCCTTACGAGAAGAGCGGGCTTTGGTATGACGCTGTTACCGGGCTTTACGGATACGACGCCGATTACCTGCCTGACTTGATTTGCGAGCTGCTTGAGGGATGCCTGAAATCAGGTCAGTCACCATCCAACCTGTACAACTTCCAGCGATCCAACGCATACCAGAAGCTAGAGCTCTGCCGGATGCGCCCCCTGTCACCCTCCAACTAGGGATGCCAGTGGTTGAGCTGCCCGGATGCGCGGCAGTTCATCCAGACGCCAAGCTCAACCCAAGCTTGCTGCAGGACGATCCTGGGCGCGTTGGTGCTTTTTGCCCTGAAGGGCAGGTGCCATCGTTCGTTCCAATGGATTTCACTCCTAGTGAGATCAAGGTTTTCGAGCAGAGCGTGCCATCGAAAAACGACCAAAACGATGAACCACAAACCTCTAACCGTCCGACAATCCCAAAGCTTCCTCAACCAAGTGCGACATCGCAGAAGACTGCAGAACAGAAAGAGCCTGACAAACCCTTCATCGAGCAAGCCATCGACGGACTGCCCCCTGTCGGAGCCGTCGTCACGACAACGACGATCGCCCTGGTGGCGGCGACTTCAGCGTTGGTTGCGAAACCGCTTGCTGACCTGATCCTGAAGCTGATTAAACCTACGGTGAAGAAGACCGTGAAAAAGTTTTCACAGCTAAGGGGACAGCCTGTGAAGGTTGATTCAGTCCGTGAGCGTGTGCTTGCCCAGCGGGATCGGAACCGGGCTTTGCGGGCTTTGCGGCGGGCTTTGAAAGCGTGATTTTGTGGACGTGCGGCAGCACCTGCCCTGGCTTGGGCTTGAGGATCACGTCGGAGCAGATGACGTAGAACTTGCTCTGGGGATGGAAGGCGATGCCCTTTTGAGCTAGCTCGCCACAGTGCCGGAGCCTCGAAAGCTCAAAGTCGAGGCGCTTGTTGGCAAGGATCTGCCGCTGTAGCGCGTTGTGGGTATCGGCGCTTGCTTTGCAGCGCTCCTGGAGCCCACCATCGAGCGGGAAGCTCAGCGTCGCGCTGATGCCCAGATTCAAGGCGTGGTTGTTCTTTTGCCCGCTTGGCAGCTCCTGGTAATAAAGGATGTTGCCGGGATTGTCCGGCACCCCGTTCTCGTCATCGTCGGTGGGGTCGTAATACGGTGTGCGCACCGTGGGGTTGTACGGCAGGGCGTATGACTTGCTGGTGGTGACAAACGGCGAAAGGTTGAACGTCGGACCCTGGCAGGAGATCGACGGTCCGTAGGCGTTAGTCGGGTATGGACCCGTCAGCATCTGAATCGCCTGGTTCGTGACCGATCCACTGCTATTCGCTACCGGGTTTGCCGTTGCGTTTGCCTGCCCGTAGCTAGGCAGCGGCAACAGCAGGACTAAGGTCCAAAGACCGAGGTGGTGTCGGTAACTGATTCGACGACCGTTGTTCGCTGGATCTCGGTGACTGTTTGCAGCCCTGGTCCGCTGTAGCTTTCGACGAACTGGAATGATGCGCCTGGCGTTGTCATTGACCAGGTTGGCTTGTTCTCTAGAGCTAGTCCAGTCCACGAGGATGTGACGCCGTCAATCGTTTGGGTTTGGACAGGACCAGCACCGGGGAGGATTGAAGTTCCCGAGTGCTGGACACCTGAGCCGCTTGCTGAATAGGTGTAGCCGGTGGCGTAGTCAACCGAGCGGATAGTTTCGGTGACCTGCGTCGTTGATTCCGTCCGGCTGGTCATGGTGCCCGTGCGAAAATTCGGCACGACCGGCATCGCTACAGCAGGTGCTTGAAGCACCAGCAGCAAAAGCAGCCAGCGCATCAGTCGATCCGGATTTCGGTGACCATCTGCCCGGTAGCAGAAGTGCCAGCACCGCCAGCCGTGACGGTCAAGCCATGAGCTGAATCGATAGTGCCCGCGAGGGTGCCAGCAACGCCGCCGCTAGTCGTCGTCGTATTGCCAAACAGCGGCAGGCTGCCAGTAACGCCGCTAGTCACAGTGGTGCTAGTCGTGCTGGTGCTGTCGCCTTCTATGTAACTGGCAGAGAACGAGAAGGCATCTCCTGTGGTGGCTTGAGTTGCAGTGACGGTGGTGACAGAAGGGACACCGTTAGTAACAGCCCCAAAACCGCCGAGAGCGCCAGCATTGCTTCCATCAGTAGTGGAAGCTCCTGATCCGGAGACGGAGTAGACGGTGGGAACTCGGGTGGCTGCACTTGCGGCGGCATCAACAGTGAGCTGAACGCTTGACTGAATTTTGTGGACGATGTCTGCGTGAGCAGGGCTAGCTGCCAGCAGAACTACCAGGGGCAGAAGCCTGCGCATCTTTCGCCTTAGCAGGTGTTCCTTTGACTGTAGGTGGTTCCTTCTTTGTTTGATTGCCTGTCTTTCGCTCAATCCCGAAACCAGCCATCGCCCCAGTAAGAAGACTCGCAATAAACGTCGAGTCCATCTTCATGTTGGGGAACAGATTCAAATAGGACACAGTCAGCAGTGTTGCTGACCACCCCAAAACCATCAGGCGGACAATATCTGCCAAATGAACCCCGTCCTTTTCTTGGTTCGCATTCTGCTCTTCAGGGGTCGCCATGATGGATAGAGGCTTTTGAAGGAACGTGGTGGAGCTTGCGGCTGCAGCCATGGGGGCAACGATTTCCGCAGCGTTCCTAGGGGTGAACACCCAGCTCCGCAGGGGAGCCGAACGCCGGGATTCATTGGTACGACTGACCTCCAGCGTAGAAGCAATCAACAACCGCCTTGAAGACCTGCACAATGACCTGCGGTCAGAGCGTGTTGAGATTTTCTCCCGGCTCAGTGCGGCGGAACAGAAAATTGCTCGCCTTGAAGGGTCAGTAAAACAACCCTAGACTTCGCCCAACTGCCGTATGGCGATGATCGCTTTAATCCGTCCGGTCCTGTTTGCTTTCCTGCAATCGGACGCGGTCAAGCGTTTGATCCTTGATCTTTGCCGCGCAATGGTCGAGAAGACCGACAACAAAGTCGACGATCAACTGTGCGACATGCTTGGGCGCGCATTATTTAACGACTGACAGGCATGTATT